CTAAAAGCTATTGGGTCAAATTCTAATTCATGGTCGCAATCTTGCTCGTATTGTTCAAGATGTTCAAACAATGCTTTTGTACCTTCATAGCTAAAACCATGTTTAATCATTGTATCTGTAAAAGTATATTCTGTTACTGTATCTTTCATTTTACTTTCCTTATTTTAGTTCTAATGATCTCATCAGTTGAGGCTTAACCTCAAGACACCCCTTGTGGGGGTGTTTCGATCTATTTTATTCTTTTCTTTAAACTATTGACGGCTTTTTTATAACTTTGATTAGGGTTATAATTATTGTTAGGTATTATTTTTTCTAACTCTTTTTTTTTGCCATCAATTATATCTTGAGCATTTATTGTTATTGGTTCGATATCAAACATTTTTGCAACTTCATTTAATACTTTTGGGTCATCTAAAGCTTTAAAATTAATTGCTTTATTAAATCCAAATGGGTCATTTATTTTAGTCATTGTTACACCTTCTGTTGTATTGTTTTTTATATTAAACATAGGATAATATTACAATATCCCACACTATAAACAAGCATATAATTAAAGATTTATTCAATTAAATAGGGTATAAAAACCCCTATAAATAAGGCATCAACTACGGCGAAAAATGGTCCAAAATGAGGCACAACTCTGGAAATATTTAAAGAATAAAACCCCCCAAATAATTTGGGTTAAGGTTGAGAATACTAGTCATCTAGGCACCCCAGATTTATTGGGATACAATAAAAATAATACTTTCTTTACTGTTGAACTAAAAGTAACCAAAGGTAATAAACTATCCTTCTCACCCCATCAAATCGCCTTCCATATCAAGCACCCTCAAAATACTTTCATCCTTGCAATGCAACTAGTTGGACAAGAGTTAAAACTTTATGAAGGCAATCAAATCGAGATCCTCGCCACTCGTGGCTTGAAACTAGAACCACGTTGCGAGGGGTTAGAAGATTGTATTGGTAAGCTCGAGGCAGTTTAGAATTGTTATAAGGTACAGTTCCGATAAGTAATGATTATCGGAATTACCATTGATAATCTTTAGTTATCACTAGTAATAATTACTAGATAAATATGTTTGCCACTCGCCACTCGCAACGAGATGCAACCACTAGTGGAATTCAATAGAGGTACCACAACCGTTTGCTTTTTTGCATTTTTATATAATTATTAATTTATATATAAAAAAAAGTACCTCGAACTGTTGTCATTAATGCTTGATCTGGATTGTCATAGCTTGTAAAAACCAAATGGGTTACAAAAACACCTTAAAAAAATTTTGCAAAAAAAATATATGGAAATAGACTTAGAGAAGATTAAGAAGCTGCCACCTGACATCAAGAAGGACTACATGAAGATGTACTTAAAGCTTGATGAAAAGAAAAAGATACTGAAAATAAGAGAGGATTTTTTATCTTTTACCAAACACATCTGGCCAGATTTCATTGAAGGCGATCACCACAAAATTATTGCAAAAAAATTTAATCAAATAGCAGAAGGCAAAATCAAACGACTTATTGTCAATATGCCACCCAGACATACAAAGTCTGAGTTCGCTAGCTCCTTGCTGCCCGCTTGGATGATTGGTCGTAGACCCAAACTTAAGATAATCCAGACAACCCACACCGGTGAACTAGCAATCAGATTCGGGCGTAAAGCTAAAACACTAATGGATAGTCCCGAGTACAAAGAAGTTTTTGAGACAAGATTAAGAGAAGACTCGCAAGCTGCAGGACGTTGGGAGACAGCACAAGGTGGTGAGTATTTTGCATCTGGTGTTGGTGGAGCAATAACAGGTCGTGGTGCAGATTTACTTGTAATAGATGATCCACACTCAGAGCAAGACGCAATGAACCTAACAGCTCTTGAACGGGCTTATGAATGGTATACATCAGGACCTCGTCAAAGGTTACAACCCGGTGGAGCAATAGTTGTAGTAATGACTAGATGGAATACTAAAGACTTGACTGGTCAGTTATTAAAACACCAAAAGGAATTAAAATCAGATCAATGGGAACTAGTTAATTTCCCAGCTATCCTATCTACAGGTAAACCTGTTTGGCCTGGATATTGGAAATTGGATGAACTAGAAGCGGTTAAGGCATCGCTATCAATTCCTAAATGGAACGCACAGTGGATGCAAAACCCAACGTCTGAGGAAGGTGCTATCATTAAACGTGAGTGGTGGAAAGTTTGGGAGAAAGATGACATGCCACAACTAGAGCATATCATACAATCCTATGACACAGCGTTTATGAAAAAGGAGACAGCCGATTACTCGGCTATCACAACGTGGGGCGTGTTTCGAGAGAATGAGGACAGTCCGTCTAATTTAATATTACTAGATTCACTAAAAGGTAGATACGAGTTTCCAGAACTTCGTCGTGTTGCTAAAGAGCAATATGATTACTGGCAGCCAGAGACTGTGTTGGTTGAGGCGAAAGCTAGTGGCCTACCACTGACGTATGAACTTAGAGCTATGGGAATACCAGTTGTTAACTACACACCATCGAGAGGTAATGATAAACACACTAGAGTTAATTCTGTTGCACCTTTGTTTGAAAGTGGTATGATATGGGCACCGGAGCGAAAGTTTGCGGAAGAGGTCATTGAGGAGTGCGCAGCGTTCCCTTATGGCGATCATGATGACTTAGTTGATAGTATGACTCAAGCTGTCATGCGATTTAGACAGGGAGGATTAATCCCTCACCCAGAAGATTATAAAGACGAGAAGATTTTTAAAACAACAAAGAAGTATTACTAATGGCTGAACTAACCTCTGATCAAAAAAAACCTAAAACTATTATTCAAGACAAAATATTAGAAAAAATTAAACCTATTATTCCAAAAACAAAAGAAGAGATAAAAAAAGCTAAAGAAACAGAAATGTTTGCAATGGTTGAAGAGTTTAAAAAATTAAAAGAAGAAAGCCCCATGTTTAGGAGTATGTCTTTTAGAGATTTTAGAGAACTAAAAATAAAAGAAAAAAATTTACTTAAAAACAAACTTGTAAAATTAGATTTAAAATACCCTGAAAAAGAAATAATTGATAAAAATGGAATGGTTAATAAAGAAAATGCTAAAGAAGCAATAGATGCGGCTGTAGTAGATTTAGAAATAGAACCTATAGATGGTTTAAAATTACAAAGATCAATAGACACTGAAGGTGAACAATCAGTAACAAGTGGTGAATATACAATAGGTAATTTTAATTTTAGTAGCCCTAATTTAGAAGAAGGTAAATTAACAACTGATGCATCTTACAATCTTGGAGATTTAAATTTAACAGCAGCAGCTAACACTAACGATAGTGAGTTATTAAACAGCGAACTTGGTTTTAACTATAACAATGAGTTAAAAGGTTCTGTATTTAATGAAGATAATTATAGAAAAACAAATATAGAATTAGATAAAACATTTGAGCTAGCAGATAACATTAATGCAAATATTTCAGGCAGTGCCAATACTTCTACGTATGACGGAGAAACATACAAAAGTTCTGATCTAATACCTAAACTTAGTTACAATGATGGAATACTAAGTGCCGACATTTCTAAAGAAATTTTAGAAGGAGGTAGTATACCTAATTTTAATATTGGTGCATCAATTCCTATTAATCAAAAAACATTTAGTGGAGATTTAATATTAGATGCAGACGGTAAAATTCAATTAGATAAAAATGGAATTCCATTAAGAAAAAGTTCTTACACTAAAGACATGGGAAAAATAACATTAAAAGGCACTGATTTATTATCTGAAGATAGAAGTGGTACAATAGGTTACGAAAAAACATATGGTGATAAAGAAGGTGATATTTTTTTTACTGCTGGTGGTGAAATAGAACCATTTAGTGGAGACAAAACATTTGCTATTGGTGGCAAGTATGTATTTAACAAAGGTGGCAGAGTTAAAAAAGCATCCGGTGGCAGGGTACGAATGGCGAGCGGCGGGATAGCTAGAATTTTAGGATTATAATGACATTAGGAAAAAAATCAGGACCACCACCAAAAAGAGGACCTAACCCACAGGGCTTGAATATTAAGAATAATACTGTTAAGACAGTGAAACTGGAAAAAATAAATGGCAACAGACAAAGTATTACCCAACGAGATAAGAAAAGAAGTTAACATTCCTAGCGAGGAAGAGTTACAAGTAGAGTTTGAACAAGAGACAGGACTGCCTGATAGTAAGGGTCCAGTTGAAGTTCAAGAGAATGAAGACGGTAGTGTTGACATAAACTTTGATCCCTCAAAGGTTAATGTAGAAGGTGGTGAGAACCATTTCTCGAATCTCGCTGAATATTTACCAGACGATGTATTAAATTCATTAGGTGCAGAACTATCTGACAATTACATGGATTACAAAGCATCTAGAAAAGATTGGGAAAGAACTTACACACAAGGACTAGAACTCCTAGGTTTTAATTATGACGATAGAACAGAACCTTTTAAAGGTGCCTCAGGTGCAACTCACCCAGTATTAGCAGAAGCTGTAACTCAGTTTCAAGCACAAGCATACAAAGAATTATTACCAGCAGATGGCCCTGTTAGAACTCAACTTATTGGAATACCTACTCCTGAAAAAGAAGCTCAATCTGTAAGAGTTAAAGAATTTATGAATTATCAATTAATGTCACAAATGCCAGAGTACGAGGCAGAGTTTGACCAGATGTTATTTTATTTACCATTAGCAGGATCTGCATTTAAAAAAGTTTACTACGATGAGATTATGCAAAGAGCCGTATCTAAATTTGTACCGGCTGATGACATTGTTGTACCGTATACTGCAACATCATTAGATGATTGTGAATCTATAATTCACAAAGTGCGTATGACAGAAAACGATTTAAGAAAACAACAAGTAGGTGGATTCTATAAAGATATAGAAATTGATCCATCGTACATGGAAGAAACAGCTTCAGAAAAAGTACAAAGAGAATTAGAAGGAACAAGTAGAGGTAAAGATCAAAAAATGTTTACTCTGTTAGAGTGCCACGTTAATTTAGATTTAGAAGGCTTTCAAGATTTAGGTGAAGATGAAACACCAACAGGAATTAAACTTCCTTACATTGTAACTTTAGAAGAAGGTGCAAGAAAAATATTATCAATCAGAAGAAACTTTGCAGCAGAAGATATTATGAAAACTAAAATTAATTATTTTATTCATTTTAAATTTTTACCTGGTTTAGGTTTTTACGGTTTTGGTTTAACTCACATGATAGGTGGCTTATCAAGAACAGCAACAGCAGCACTAAGACAAT